GATGGAGCAACAGACCCAGGTAGGTCTATGTTCTTAAAATATACAGGTACATTAGATTCTACTTGTACTATTACTATAGGACCTAATACTGTATCTAAACTGTGGATTATAGAAAATGGAACAAGTGGATCACAATCTATAATTATTAAACAAGGTAGTGGTGCTACAGTAACAATACCTAGTGGTAAAACTAAAGTAATTTATTCTGATGGTGCAGGTTCAGGTGGAGCAATGGTTGATGCTTTTGCTTCTTTAAATTTACAAACAAGTGGCATCATTGAAAGCAGTTCTTCGATACAAACCCCCTTAATAGAATTTACTGATGGAGATGATGCCATGACCATAGCAGATGGTGGTGGCGTTACCTTTGCACAAACAGCTACTTTTAGTGATGATATTATTATTGGTGATGGAAAAACTATAGGTTCTGCTTCAGATGCAGATGCTATGACTATTGCTGCTAATGGTCAAATAACATTAACACAAACTTTAATTGGTACAGCACTAGACATTTCAGGCGATATAGATGTAGATGGCACAACTAATCTAGATGTAGTAGATATAGATGGAGCTGTAGATATGGCTTCTACATTAGCTGTAGCTGGTGATGCAAACTTTGATAGTGGAACTTTATTTGTAGATGTTTCAACTAATAAGGTTGGTGTAGGAACTACAAGTCCACAAGGCAATCTTCATGTTGAAGGAGCAGCAGGTGCATCAGGTGGTGGTATTATATATGTTACTGATGCTGATAATGGTAGTACAGCAAGTGATGCTTTACATATTTCAAAATCTGGTGATACAGCTTTTGTTTATAATAGAGAATCATCAGGTGACTTACAACTAGGTGCTGGAAATACAGCAAGTCATGTTGTAGTTAAATCAAATGGAGATGTTGGCATAGGCACTTCAAGTCCAGGACAAACACTAGATGTTAGAGGAAGCGTACAATTTGGTGATGGTGGTAGTGGTGTAGCACTAAATTTTAATGCTACAGGAAATGCACAATTAAAACTGAATGACACAGAAAAAGTTCGTATAGATACTACTGGTGTTGGTATAGGAACTACAAGTCCAGGACAAAAGCTAGATGTTGCAGGTAATATAACAGCAGATGCTTTTATTGGTAGGTCTAATATTTCAGTACCTACAGGCGATGTATCAATTTTTAGAGTAGCAGATAATACTTTAGCGTTCGCAACAGCATCAACAGAAAGAGTGCGTATTACTTCTGCAGGGCGTGTGGGTATAGGTGAAACAGACCCTGATAACCTTTTACATTTAAAAAGTTCAGATGACACATTATTAAAATTAGAATCTACAGATGCTACAGTAAGATTAGCTTTAACTGATAGTAATGGTACATCTCAAGTTAAAAATACTGGTGGTAAATTAATATTAGAAGCAGACCCTTCTGATGCTACTTCAAATAGTTATTTAGGATTTGAGGTTGATGGTTCAGAAGTATCAAGGTTTGATTCTTCAGGAAATCTTGGTATAGGAACTGCAAGTCCTGCAGGAAAATTACAGGCTTACACATCTGCAAATAGGTTTCAATCACTTACAGGTGCAGCAGCAGATTTAGAGATTGTTTCTGATAATAATACAAATCCAGTAGCACTTATAAAAGGAACTGGTAGTGCTGATTTATTAAATGTATTTGATAATACAACAGAAGTATTTACTATTTTAGATGGTGGAAATGTTGGAATCGGAACTGCAAGTCCGGGACAAAAGCTAGATGTTGCAGGAAGCGTACAATTTGGTGATGGTGGTAGTGCTGTAGCATTAAATTTTAACGCCACAGGAAATGCACAGTTAAAACTAAATGGCACAGAAAGAGCTCGTATAGATTCTTCAGGAAACTTGTTTGTTGGTAAAACAAGTTCAGGTTTAAATACAGCAGGAGTTGAGTTTGCAAGTTCAGGAAGGTCAAGATTTACAAGAGATGGAAATAATGTTGCAGAGTTTAATAGAAAAACAGATGATGGCTCAATAGTTACATTTAATAAAGATGCTACATCTATTGGAACAATTGGTGTTCTGAATAGTAATAATTTAACTGTAGCTTGTAACACAGCAGACCATGGTGGATTGCAGTTTGGAACACATGAGATTACACCAATGGAAGCAGGAGTAGATGCAAATGGAACTATTAATCTTGGTTCTGCTAACGCAAAATTCAAAGACCTGCATTTATCAGGGTCTATCTCTAGTG